ATTAGCTTATTTTTTCATATGTTACGCTTACATCAAAAAAGCGATCCCCCATTAGTATTATTACTAGTGGGCCACAGTCATTTACAGTCATGACTCTAAGCAATTGACTGCTACCCTTAATTTGGTTCATTCATCATATTTGAAACACGACGTGCTACAACCAACTGTAAGTTGCACCTTATTATTAGTCCCTTGAGTAAAGCCTTGGGTTTACAGTTAACGTTAGTATAGTGTAAGATCTGTTGTGAATAAAAGTACTATTTAATATACTGGTCTCTAACCGCCGATAAGAGATGACAGGACATAGTACCGAGCCGTCTTGATTGGAGAGCTACAGCTCCAGTCTGTTACAGACGACAAATGGCGTTCGGGCTGCCATACCCGTTCTATGGGATGCTCAGGGTTAAGACCCCTGATGGACATTCCTCTGTTGATACTTCCTAAACAAAGTGCACCCCCCGCTGCTTCGGCAGTAAACCCTCACAGCGCCGGCAGTGCCTGTGAGCCAACAAACAATTTTAGCGTTGCGCCCGTCGCAAACGCTCAGTTAGTTAGTTATAAGTTGTTAGAACCGGATCCTTATGAACCGGTCTTTTACTCTTTACTTGACGACCAAGATATTTCTTCGGAGATGACTTCGTTATTTACAGTTGAGGAGAGCAACTTTTTATTAGAAGCCCTATTCCATATTGGGATAGTTTGTTGCGGCACAGTTCGCCACAAAAGTAAGAGGCGTAAAGTCTGTTACTATAAAGAGCTTCCCGAGATTTGCGAAGCTACACTAGGTAGTGTCGCAACTGTATACAAATTTGTTAGTTTTAATTTTACACTTATGTGTATGAACTTTTTTGATTTTAGCTCAATAAATAATTCATTAAATTTTTTGAGCCCACCTGTACAAAGTTTTGTATACCACATTTTGAAGACCATTATGTTGAACATATGGTGTATTCTGATGCTAGATATCCCATACGATTTTGTTTCTACATGGTTTCAATTTGCTCAGTGTACATGCGTTAGTTTTTTCGCTTTTCAAGCTTTAACTGCTGCTTTTATTAAGTATTCAAGTCCTGAACTACCTTTTGTGACCCAATTTGGGCCCACAATTTTGTATGCTGGTATTTGTGCTCCGATTTTAGAGGAGTACTGGAAAGAATACTGCATGAACATGCCAATTTTGTTCGGCCTATTAGAGGCCTTAGAATGTAAAAAGAAGATACCAGGTCCATCTAAATGGGCCCCCGTGCTTTTGCATGGGTTCGTTTATAGATTGGAATCTTTTCCTCTTCGGATTATTGTCCATATTACGTGGAATTTGTCTCAAATTTTGATTGCCCTTTGGAAGGACCATTATAAACATTATGAGGCACTTAAGTATGATTGGGTATACAATATATTTATTGAAGTATGTGACCGTCTATTCTTACGATTCTACCGACGTCGAAACCCACCCTTTGCAACGCCCATTCGGGCGTCACTAGGTGTCGCCACATTAGGTGACGATATTGAGTTAGTAGACGCAGTTCCGAGTTTTAAACCGGACACTGAGTACATTTTTGGCAAATATACGACTTGCAAAACCGCACTACAGTCGTTTTTGGTAGATAAATTTATTGGTCTTTACGCGCCGTTTCCTGGCATTAGGCTAAAGGATATTGAGCGTTATTTTGCTTTTATGCTGAATTTATGTATGCAGTCTACTACTACTAGTATGATTACGACTGTTATGCAATTCGCATCGTCTACATCAGATAAGCTTCTGATTGAACAATTTCGATCTTTGCTTACTGCGTTACCCGTCCCTACTGGATGGAAACCAGAGAGTAAATTTAAGAAAGTTTCAGATGACATAGATTGGCTGTTGGACACAGCTGGTTCCTTTGCAGGTTCTCAGATGTACCAATGGACACGCGCCGTTGTCACGGGTTGTTTGCTCATCCCGTTCTTTAACAAGATGAATTTAAAATTTCATGCCCAAAGATTTGGAGCATATGATCAGAATTTTTTACGATCCGCTAAGGACAACAAGATTAATTTTGTTGTAGATGTTATACGCTCGTTTAAGAAAATTTTAGAGAGTGGTGTCGGTTTTATTACCGGTAATGGAGATTTGAATTTATTTAGGTCTTCCACACCGTTTTCTACCTTTCTCGAGCAAGCGGATTTTTTGTATAAAATGCAAAACTTTTTGACCGCGGGACCTACCGATAAAAATTTTTTAAATAAGGAGGAGTTCCGTACCCAACTACTAAACACTATTGGAGATGGTCGCCGCATAGTTGCGGCAACCAAATCTTGCGATCCTGGTGTGCGTACTCTTATAGCACGCAAATTAGCCATATTGGATGACATGGAAACAAAGCTCCTAGTCGAGGATTTAGCCTCTGACAAGGATCCAGCTATGATTGTCGTCACTGTTGCTGCGCCAGGCGTCGGAAAGTCTGTCTTTGCGAAGATGACTCAACAAGTGTTAGAAAAAGCCTACGACCGAGAGTATGACGCCACGGCCGTAGCCGTAGTTAACCCTGATAGTCATTTCCAAGATCACATCACGAACGGTACCCGTATTATTCATATTGAAGAACTGGGTATAGAAACTTACGACGCTCTTAACGCTAAGGATAACACCACTAGGATGTTACTCTACTATGGCGACTCCAACCCTCAGGTTGTCGAGAAGAGCCACGTCGATGATAAGGGTCGTACCCTAAATCGTAATGACTTTGTCACTGCGAATACAAATAGTTTCAATATAAACGTTCAACATATAACTAAGTTTCCCGCTGCGGTTTATCGCCGTATAGTTTGGCAGGAAATTATGTGTAAGGAAGAATTCCGAGCTGCCGGGACATTAGGTCCCGATCATGAAAAGATTGCAGCAACTAAGAGTTCATCCCTTGATGTGTATATGATAAGAGAGGTCTCCTTTGACACTACTAAGCCAGTAATGGTTTTTGATAAAAGAGGTGAACCCACTGATAAAGTTTATGGTGAATGGATGAGCACGAGTGAGTGGTCTAAATGGTTGACCGGTAAGGCTAAAACCTTCCGGGAAAAACAGAAAGGCCGCCGCAAAGCTTATTCTGAACTTATGAATACTCGCTGTAAACATGATTCGTGGATGGCCATTTGTGAGACCTGCAAAACCACACCAGAGTTCTCACCAGAGTCACAGACTCAGGTCCCTCACTTACCGATAGAGTTTAGTTTTAGGTTATTTTTCTTATTATTTTGTAGATTATTCGCCAGTGCTTGCTCATTAGGAGTATTTTCGTTCGCTATGCCACTTGTGTGGATTATGTCACAAAGTGGCCTGAGCGGGCTTATGTACTGGATGATTATATGGTCTTGTAAAAAAATTTCTCCGTTCCCGATACGACGAAATGTGGCTTAGTTTAGTCAATAACGTCTATGACACATGGGATCGCATTTGCGACATGTGGGTAGGAGAGATCAGTGTAGAAAAGCTGAATAAGAGATTGGTTGACGCAGCAGGCCGTACTTCGGTTACAATGCAGCGTTTAACCCACACCCTCACTATTGCGGATGTGGGAATTGCCATTATCAATTGTTCAGCTGGTTATTACATTTCGAAGTCTATCATTGCTTGGTTCAAATCCTATTCTGGGTCACCCCAGGGTAATGCGAGCTCTAGGCCCGCTAAGGATGAATATTTAACAAGTTATGAGAAATTTGGCGATGATTTAGCTAAGTTGGGGGTTAACCCCCGTCGCATGAAGCCTACTGCTACAAGCGCTAAAAACGTTTGGCAGGAAGCTCACAGCATGCGAGCTGTTATCGAGGAGAGCAATATGCACCCCGCGGAACACTTGCAGTCTGTATTAGCTAGACAAACTTACCAGTGTCTTCTTACGACTGAGAATGAGGAGAGCAAATTCGTTGCAATTGCAGTGGCTCCCGAATTTTTGTTAACTAATCTACACAACTTGCGACCCAAAGGTCGATTAACCATTACCTTAAGTATGCTAGCAGAAGATAAGCTGAAGCTGTGCCGATCACATACCGTGGACATATGTCCAAATCATTACATTGATTTAGGAAGTGACCGTGCATTAGTTTACGTTCCGTCTTTACAATGCAAAAGCTTATTAAAGTGGATGGCGAAAGATTACCATAAAGATCGCTGGTTCTTTAATCAGTTGTCACCTGGGTTCATTCATGATGAATTACCGAGAAATGTGTCAGTGACATTTGGTTCTGATGAGCCTTTTCTCAACACCAGGTTGGAGCAAGTTTTATTTTATGACTATGCAGACCACAGAGTTGGACTCTGTGGAGCACCCATTTGTTTCACTATTGGAGCAGGTACATTCTTGTATGGCTTTCATTGTGCAGGAGCACAAGATAATCGCTGTATGGCGGTTGCCTTTACTAGGAAAGTTGTACAGGATGGTATTGATAAACTCAAACCACAGAGGAAATTAGCTCCTCTGATGCCTGAAGGTGAAATTAAATATTTTGACATTTCAGGGTCTCCACCCGTGTTAGGTACACCCGATTCCAAAAGTTTTCTTAATTGGCAATCCGGTTTTGTTGATTATGTAGGTACAGTTAAAAACTTAACCTATACACGTCCGAAGCCGAATATGTATTATTTACCAACTGCAGAGTTTGCAGAGAATTTTGGTGTAGAAACCAAAAACTCAGATGGTAATTACAAATGGGGGATTCCAGAATTTAAGGAGTTTCCCGATGCCACCGAAGATTTAGGTTACTACTCACCTTACCATAAGTGGGCTAGTAAATCCTTTCAGAGTTCCGATTACTGCGATTATGAAGCTGTTACTTCCGCAATGGAGGAATTTTGGGAGAACATCGAGAATGCAGACGTCGATTGGGATGTTAGACCTATGGATATCGACAGCGTATGCGCTGGAGATAACCAGGTTCACACAGTCCGTTCGATGAACGCGAAAACCTCGATGGGTTTTGGCTTTAAGGGAAAGAAATCAGACTATATGTATGAGAACTGCACCGAACAAGCCCCCGATGGTAAGATGCTCAGTGATGATATTTTATCCTCCGTTATGGAGGACATCAACACTTACGCTTCCGGGAAAACCGTTTGTCCTATATCTAAGGCATCCCTCAAGGTTGAGGCGCGAGTGCGCCAGCCTAGTGGGGATGATTACAAGACTAAACAACCGCGTGTATTTTGCGCCACTCCTATTTCAGATGTTGTTATTGGAAGGATGTTTTTATTACCTCTCCTAGACATTATGAAGCAGGACCGTAAGCACTTCGAATGTGCTGTTGGCCTTAATGCTATGTCCCCTCAATGGGGGAAGCTGCGCGAAATTTTTGAAGATAAGGAAGTTTTACATAAGACCTTCGGGACTGACATTTCTGGATTCGACACGCGCATGCCTTTGCTAGTTAAGCACGCGGCAATGACTATATTAATTCGCATGGCGATTAAATGTGGTTGGTCATCGATAGAGATAGCCATTATTACAGGCTACCTCACGGATGGATTGTATCCGTTCGTACTGGTGAAAAACGACATATTGCTAATGCCAAACATTATTATTAGTGGCCGGGTTGGTACCGCTGAGTTTAATTCTTTATGCCTTTCTATTATTTACAGAATGGTTTGGAATAAGCTCCGCGTGAAAATTCAACCCAATTTAAAGTTTAATGCTAATGTAGCACTTATAACCTATGGTGATGACTCTAAAGCTGGTTCCCTAGCGGATTGGTTTAATCAGAGAAATTTTTGCCTTGGTTGTGGTTATTTTGGCATTCACGCCACCACAGTCTCGAAGTCTGATGATTTCGAGCGTTTTGTCCCCTTCGATGGTGAAGAGTTCCTACACCGCACATGGCGGTGGGATGATGAGTACCAGGTATGGTGCGCTCCGTTGGCTTTTGATTCAATGGTGCGTTCTCTGGTGCTCAACAACACATCTCCTATTGGACCCGATGTCCAATGCTTCGAGGCGGCGCATTCGATTAATTTCGAGCTTGCGCAGCATGGCCGAGAAGTCTTTAACGAGAAGATGCCCAAATTATTAGGGATTCTAGAAGACGCTGGGGTTATCGACCGAGTCGGTTACCCTTCGTTTAAATCGTTTGAGGAGATTATGGATCGGTGCTATCGTTAGTGCTGGGACCCATTTTTGTATATAATTTTGTTTATTAGTGTTTATGAATTTTAAGTTTTTAACGAAAGAATTAACTATAACACCACTTGTAATTATATTAGTTTTTATACTCACAGCTATTTTATTGCTGCTAGAGTATATTTTTATTTATTTTTTAGATGACGGAGGAAGCTAAATCCGAGCAGACAACTGAGGACACTCAAAATGTCTCGTTCAGTGATGCAGTTACCTCAAATATCGTCAATTGGTCATCTGTTACCGACCCAACCTTTGATGTTGCGTCTAGTGATAGTGTACCTTTGGGCGATTGGTTTTCAAGGCCTATTCAGATTGGTTTCTACAACTGGTCTAGTACTGGCTTTAATACCACTGTATTTAATCCATGGGTGGATTACATTACCAACGAATCAGTCAATCGCAAATTACGCAATTGGTCTTTTCTCCGCGGCAATTTACACCTTAAATTCGTCATCAACGGATCACCCTTTTACTATGGACGGATGATAACGGCCTATGCGCCTTACTCCCCGTACAATGAGGGTCTTGCATCGTTAACTATTAACAATGTTGGTACTGGTTCGACCGTTCCAAATGGTACGAACCCTACTCTTTGTTATTTGTCACAGTTACAATGCGAGTATTTAGATCCATCAACATCTCACTCTGTTGAGATGTCCTTACCTTTTATTTCCCCCAAGAATTGGTGCCGTCTTTACCGTGAAGGTCAAGATGACGTTAATGCCTATTCTCAATTAGCCGATTTTCAAGCTATGGGGACCGTCACTATGATGCTGATGAATGAGCTTCGCCAGGGTAATACACCTGAGCCTACAGCCAATTTGTCAGTGGATATTACAGTTTTTGCTTGGATGGACAACGTTAAGTTGGCCGTCCCAACCAATACAGCATTGACAACTGATCCCCCTCCCGCTATTTTTCAAGCGCAGGGTAAAGTGACGAAAACGAAAGGTAAATCCGTATCGATGGGTACGGGGAACAAAAAGGAGCTTAAAGAAGCTACCGAAGGCAAGACAACCATTAGTGGTGTCGCTTCAGCCTTTGCTAGCAGCTTTGGTGCCTTATCTCAAGTTCCAGTTATTGGCCCATTTGCCACAGCTGGTTCAGTAGCTGCTTCTAGCATATCTAGCATAGCTAAGATATTTGGTTTTTCTAAGCCAATGCAGACAGCAGATACTATGAGGTATTTCCCCGAACCCATGCACAACACCGCTTCTACTGTGGGTGCCTTCACCGGTTACAAATTAGCCGTTGATCCTATGAACGAGGTTACTATTGACCCTAGGGTCGGTAATATGCCTCCTGAGGATGAATTGACAATTCAAAGCATCGCAAGACGTGAATCATTTCTCACGTCGGTAGTGTGGACAGAACAGAACCGCCCTGTTACAGGGGAGGCTACGTTATTCCGTTGTGCCGTTGCTCCATGGCTACACAGTGTTGCTCTCAACACTACAACCGATCAACAGATATATCAACCCACCGCAATGGCGTTCGCTTGCACACCCTTCCAGGCTTGGAGGGGTACGCTTAAAGTTAGAATGCAGTTGGTGGCGTCACAATATCATCGGGGCCGTATTGCAATATTTTATGAACCCAATATCAGGACTCAAGAAATATTGACTTCTCCTGGCGAGCTCGAGTATAGTACTCGCTTCGTGGAGATTTTCGATTTGGAAGAGATAGATGGCGCGTGTGTAGAATTTCCTTGGGCTAGTCCCAGGCCGTTCTGCGCAATAAACGACATTCAAAATCAGTTCAAGGACAACATTGTTCCATACACACCTTCTGGCATCGCTCTAACTGGTACTACTATCATGCAGACGCTTGACGCCAATACGTGTAACGGATACTTTGAGATTCGTGTAGTGAATGAACTTGCGTCGGCAGTCCCAGATGCTCCACCAATTGAAATAAATTTATTTGTCTCAATGGAGGACCTTGAGGTTGCTTACCCACGTAACATGAACGTTAGCGAATTAGCTCGAACTCCTGATATCTCACCCACCTTATTGCGTGAACCCCCTGTTTTTAAAGCAGAGGGTGATGCTAAGGTAACCGAGGGATTTTCACAAGATGATCCATCCACGGATTGTCATTATTTAATGGACCAATCGAATGATTCGGATTTGTTTAAAGTGTTTTTCGGAGAGAACGTTAGATCTTTCCGCACTTTGTTAAAACGTCCACAAGCGATTTTGTATCCAAATGACGTCCCCGTGTTAGGTAATTCAGTTGCAGTTTTAAACTCAGCTATATACCCACGCGGGGGCATCTTTGCCAAGTCACCAATAGCAGAAGTACTTGAACCTAATGAAGTCGTTTTATTCGACTATCTTCGCTATGCCTATATAGGTATGCGTGGTTCAATGAGGTACTATCTATCACCTGTTTCACAGTCCTTATCAATGACAACATTGGATATGGGTATTGGAGCTATGACCACCGAGGTCAAGCCAGATTTCAATGCCTTCCAATCCAATTTAGTTGGACCCACATATGGGGCCAATTCGATTACGTCGTCACGGACCAATAGCTGCTTATCAGCAGAGGTACCGTATTACTCGTCCAACCGGTTTTTCTTCGCTTTTAATAGTGAAGGGTTAACCGGAACTCAATGGTCGGGGAACGATGTGATTGATGATGATGGGATATTTAGTGACTACCGATTCCCTCAATTACGAACAAGGGTGAGCCGATCCGGTGATGGAGCAGAACAATTCGCCGTCGCACTTTCATTAGCGACAGGTGAGGACTTCTCCTTCATTGGGTATCAGGCTCCCCCCCCACGGTTTCTGCCGCGGATCAGATAGGATCCGGTGGAGTGGGAAACAACAGAGGTTACTTTCGACTTTTTGATTGCCGCAAATTATTTTCGTCAACCGATCGAAGATGCAGAGGATGTTATTTCAACAGCCTTTACTCTAGATTGGTGGAACGCGAATTTTATTGGTAATCCAACTATAGCCGAATTAAAACGAGTTATTACAGCTCAGGGCCTTTGGAGTGACCTGCTCCAGGAGCGGTTTTTTGCCATCAACCCGGGGAACTTTGATGTTCCCGAATATTGGAAAACTATCTTTGTCTTTAATAGTCAAGGTCAAGTCGTGTTTAATACAGGGTATTTACAAGCTTTTCCCGCTTCTGCTGTAACGCTTAATGCGTTAATGACAGTGGAGTGGTACAACTTGTTCATTGCCCCGTATAATCCGATGACTCTCGACGCTTATTGGCAAAGGGTAGTTGCCGATGGTGCCGAAAATACCCCTTGGTATTATCGGCTCCGGGCCATATATAATCCATACTTTTAACCGCCGAAGATGCGGGATATAAATAATATTGTAAAAGAAAAAATTATAACACTCGTTCTGCGAGAATAAATAAACAGTAAAAAGTTGGTTACGTTTCTTCCCAGAGGAGTTGTAACCCAAAACGACCTTGGATAGGTCGCTAAACATTTCTCAGTCTTAGCATGGACTGCCCGAAAATATTGCACCCTACCTTTCACA